AATAAGTATGTCTCTTTTTATTTCTTTTGAAGACATGTTAGCTACTTCACTACCAACTTCAACTCTTAATATAGCTTCTGCATGATCTATATCTAAATCTTTTGCAGCATTTAAAGCTTTAATTTCCATCTCAATATCTACTAAATCCTCAGTAGCTTCTTTAACTGGATTAAACTCTTCGTAAGTCGTATCTTTTGCTGGATGATATATAGATAAAAACCTTTGAAGTGTCACTTTGTTTTTAGGGACTACTAATTCACCATCTCTAAATATAATATGAGCAAGTCTAGCTTGACCTTTAAACTCATCTACAAACGGCGTTGTTTGATTTTCAGCGTAGGCTACTTCTCTTTCATAGCCTTTTTCTTCATCAAAATAAAATAATCCTCTTGATTTCATCATAAAAGACAAAGGTGATAAACCACCTTTTAAAAGGTATCTCCTATCTTTTATTTCCCATTTTGGGGTTGTAGCTTCTGCTACTTTTTGTTTTGTTTTTTTCATGATATAATATAATTAAATAAGTTAAAATAAAGGGCTAGGCGCTTAGGCGCCTAACTCTTTAAATAATAGTATTAGTCTAATAAACAGAAGTTATTTGCTCCTTGTACTACTAAACATTTTTCTGATAGGTAATGTACTTCCATTGCGTCAAGATCAGAAGTGATGTTTCCACCAACTGAACCTGTTACCCAAGTTTTCATTTTTCTATCATCAGCTTGAGAAGCTCTATATCTTACGTGTAAGAACGGTCTTCTCATGTTTCTACCTAATCCTTCATCATATACAGATGAAACACCAGCAGGAACGATAACGCCTCTTACTCTTGAGTCGTTACCCGTAGGGATATTTTTAAGACCTCTAGTTGAGAAGTCATTTAAATATTTCCAGTCAGACTTATAGAAGTCATAAGAACCTCTTCTAAATCCAGTGAAACCTAAGTTAAGTGCCATATCCTCAGAGTTGTTAAATAGACCGTAAGCAACACCACCTTGTGCGCCTGCAGATAAACCTGCTAACATATCGTCAATTACTAACGCTTCTGTTCTGTCTAAGTACATCATGTTTTCTTCGATAGCTCCTTGACCATCAAATTCTCCTAAGATTACATCAAACTCAGCTTTAGTTAAATCAGCTGCAGTTACAAGACCTCTATTTTCAATAGCATTGAATAAACCTTCAGTACCTTCAATGTTTTGTCCTGTTAACGTTGTGTTACTTGCTTTTTCAGCTTCTACTAGTACCATTTCGCAGTTATCTGCAAATCTTTGAGTAGTATCGCCTTGTGCTTTTAAGTACCACATAAATCCACTTTGTCCGTCTTCACCAGAAACTTCAACCCACCCAATTTGAGCAGCATCAGATCCTGAGATTTCATATTTTTCTTTCATGATAACTGGCTTGTTAGAAAAAGACTCAAACTTCGGTGTAATAACCTCAGTTCTTCCGTTTTTTCCTTTAGCAAACTCAGAACCATAAACAAAAATTTCTAATGGATCATCGTCCGCTGTAATACCAGCAGCTTGTAAAGTTGCAGCAGAGTAAGGTAAAACCTTAATTTCTGTAGCACCTACAGATACAGATCCAAATGGATCAGTAGCATCAGCGCTATTTGCGTTAGTGTGAGTAACATAACATTTTACTGTTTTGTTAGCCGCAGCGCTAGCTACGATTACAGTGTCACCAACTCTAATAGCGTGAGTTGAAGGTAATCCATCAATAAGAGTACCGTTATCACCTTTTAGTGCGCCTGAGTACCTTAAGTGTAGTCTACCTTGTTCAGACCAAATAACTTGATCTGATGTAAGAGCTTCTTCAGCACCTACTTGAGATAAGAAACCTGAGATAGTTCTGTTTCCAAAAACTTCTGCCTCAGCTGCCATTAATTCAGGTAAATACTGCTGTCTCCAGTCATTGATTCCAGCCGCGTCACTTCCGCTTCTAAAATCAATATAGTTAGTTGATAATGTTTGTTTTACAGGAGCCGGTACGCTATTTAAGCTACCTTGGCTACCGCTAAACAAACCTTGTGCCATTGCCATAATTTTTAAATTTTAATTGTTATTTGTTAATTTTAAATTTGAGACCTTGAGCGTTGTCGCCTAACACTTTAAATTTAGTGCCACCAGCTTCAACAGTACCTGTTTCTCTTGATGACATATCAACGTTTTTAGCTTTTGCCATAGTTTCTTTTACAGCATCAGCTTTACCTTGTTGATAAAAGTGATCAGCAATAGCATCAGCATTCATAGCGGTAAATAATGACTTGTGATAACCGTTAGCGTCTGACATTAAATTTGTTTTCTTGTCAACAAACCTGCTTACAAAATTATTAATGTCGCTTTGAGTTTCTTTTGTTTTATTTACGTCGTTTATATTAAACCTATATTTTTTATCACCAACCTTATATTCAAACCCTTTAAAAGAATCATTAAATACTTGATTAGTTTTATTTAAAAATGTAGATGATTGCTTGTCAGCTATTTTTTTAGACTCTTCAGTCTCTTTGTTGTATCTGCTAAAAAAATCAACTGCTTTTTGTTGCTCGGATGTTAACTTAACACCACTTTTGATTTCTTTATAATACGTGGATTTCATTGAATCCATATGACTTCTTGCGGCGGCAACTTGCTCCTTAAAAGCCAATTTCTTTCTCTTGACGTCCAACTCCTCATCAACCTCCGCATCGTAAGAAAAACTATCTTGTATAAGAAAGTTTCTTTCATCTTGCGTTAGATGTGGTTTAGTTTGTCTATAGTATTCGTGTAACATAGACGTGTCATCAAGCTTTGTGTAATCTTGATTTAACTTTACGTAATCTTCAAGATCACCACCAGTTTCTTCCATAAAGTCTACAACTTTTTGAATATTTTCTGGTAATTTTTTTCCTGTTTCTTTAGCTTCAGCTACAGCTTCTTCAACTGTTTCTTTAACTTCTTCAACTTTGTCTTCAACAACCTCATCAGTTGCTTCCTCGCTAACCTCTTCCAAAACAGGTGTTTCGTTATTTTCTTCTTTTGTTTCAACCTCTTTCTCTTCAACCTCTTCCTTAACTTCTTCAACAACATTATTGTTTTCTTCTTTTGGTTGCTCTTCAACCTGGGTTTCTTCTGCAGGTTTCTCTTCTTGGTTTAAGTCAACTTTAATAGTATCCTCTTCATTACCAAGTTTTTTCATGGTTGTTGGCTTTTCTTTTATTTTTAAGCCTTCAACTTTATTATCAGTAGTCTCTTCAGCTACCTTTGCTTTTTTGGTTTTAGCCATAATATAATATTATAAAATTAAACAATTAACTAGGATCAAACATGCCTAAGTCAAAATCCCCGCTAAGTATATCATTACTTGTAGACTCAAATTTTTTAGGTGGTTTGCCAGTTTTTCTTTGATCTATTAATTCAGATTGTTGTGATGCTTGTATTCTAGTACGCTCATCTTTTCTATCCTCTTTATTAGTTTCTTTTTGTTTTAATGATTCAAGCTCCATTTCTCTTAACCTCATGTTAATTTGAAACTCATGATTCATTAATTCTTTTTTAAGCGCTGCCTCGGCTTGTAGCTTTTGTAATCCCAACTGTGCTTCAACTTGTTCAAGCTGCGCTTTACTTTGGGTTAATGCTTGCTGCTTTTGAACTTCAGCTTGAGCTGCTACCTGTTGTGCTTGAGCGTTCGCTTGTGCTTGCGCTTGTATATTTTGTTGCGCAATTTGTTGATCACGCTCTAATTTCTTTTTACGTCTTATTTTTAACAACTGATTTGCTAAACGTATGTTTTTTATTTCTCTTACGTCAATAGCATCTTCAAGCTCTATACCTTGCTGTGCTAATGCTTGTTGTATATTGTTTTCTAATAACTGTTTTTCTTCTTCATCTGGTGCTAGTTCAATAAATATACCAAAGTCATACATATGTAACTCAGACATTTCTTCTAGCGTACCAACATTATGTGCTCCAATAGCTTGAATAAACGCTTCTTTTGTTGGAGAATATTCTAGTATATCAGAGATTCTCAGAGACAGTCCCTCTGCAACCTGAGACGTTAAGAATAACCCACTTTGCAGTATATGCCTTGTAGCAGTATTCGAGTTAGCAGCGGCTAGTTTCTGTACTCCTACGAGCGCGTTTTTATCTGGCATACTACCGTCTCTAGCTTCATTTAACCCAGTCACGTCTCTAATCATCTGTAGGTAGTAATTATAATTACCTATTAATGCATTAATTTTATTGCCACCTGATCCACTTGTTATTTCTTGTATAGGTACTTTACCTGGGTTCATATCACCTTCTTGCGTAAGCGATCTACCAATAATACTACCAGTTTGAAAGAACATGTTTAGTGCTTCTTGTGGATTATAATTTGTACCATTACCTAAATCAACTTCAGCTAAACCATCAGCATCTAAATAAACACCATCAGGTACCATACGTGACATTACCTGTTGTAGCTTTAAATGAGTTAGCTGTATCATATCAGCAAAGCCAGTAATTCTTTTTACTAAAGATTCTATTCTACCCTTATACATACGTGGAGCAACAATAGCATAATTCATTTTAACCTTAGTGTAATCACTTTTAGGCCTTATCATGTTTTTAGCTAAATTCCACTTTAATAATTTTTCTGTACCCAAAACTAAAGCTCCTTCATACAAAACCTCTATAGACTTTGATAGTTTTTTAAATCTTTCATCACCTTGGGGTGGATCAAAGCTGTCATCCTTTTTAATTACTTTTGTAGCGCCTGTAGCTGTTTGCTTTACCTTGTAAACATCGTTCATAAATGTTTTATAATTAAAATATAAAACCTGAACTATATTATTATCAAGTTCTTCAGAATACGACGAATAACTCTGGTTTATATCTTTAACAGAAGCTTGCTGAGATATTTCTAATAAGTCTTCATTAGTTAAATGAGAAAATTCTTTTTTTAATTCGTTTATTGGTATATTCTTTACTTCACCACAATAATATATGTCATCAAAATATGGTGATTCAGTATATGACCAAACTAAATTAGCAGGATCAACATAGTCTACAGTAACACCTTCAGCTTCAGTAAAGTTGTTCTTAACAGCTCCAATACCTAGTACGGTTAAGTCATAAAAAAATCTTTTAGTTATTAACTCATAATCATTACCTGTTAATAAAGTATTAATTGCTTGCTCTTCCGCTAGTTCTATATTTTGTTTATAGTTTAGCTGCATGTGAATAGCTAGTTCTTCTTCTGACTCAGGTAAAGTTTCTTTGTTATTTTCGTAGATATTAATACCAAAAGCTTGTTGCGCAAAATCACCAATATCTTGCGTGGCCATGTCCTTTAATACGGATTCCATGTATGCTGTTCTTTTAGCAACACCATATGGATCTTGAGAATATGCTTTTATATCATATGTTCTTTCAGCAATACCGTTTACTACTATGTCTACAAATTTTGGGATTATTGGGACTGGTTTCCAGTCTAAATTAAGATATGATAAATCACCATTAATGGATAACTCATCTTTATACTTTTGTATTGATTGCTCGCCTCGAGCGTATAATCTTAGATTATGAAAATCGTTTCTTATGGAGTTTAATTTATTCATAGTTGACCCAGAAGTGCCAACCCAGTCATGCTCTATTGCTCTAGCTACCTTTAAACCATAATCATAGCTAGCTTTTTCAGCATCACTTACTACTTGACTTGGAAAATAACCTTTTGTTCCTTTTGCCATATTATTATATTATTTGTGATCTATTGCCAGTATTTGCATACTTAGCAAAACTTATATTTACTTTTTGTTTTTCAATAGTTGCGTTTGGTTTATATAAATTTCTATTACATGCCATTATTGCTAAACCAGAGCTAATAGTAGCATCAAACTTTGTTCTTTTGTTTATATCAAACTTTGACCAATCGTTTAATGTTCTATTAAAATACATATTACCATATGTATTATCTGCTTTTAAACCCACATGCTGTTGTATATACATTTCAATAGCAGCGGCATGCGCTTGTTTAATATCTTCACTTGTATTTGGTATACCACCTATTTCTTTTTCTGTTACAGATAGTTTATTCCATAATTTATCAGGTCTGTTCATTGAATAACCTCTATAACCACGTCTTCTTAAATGATATAGTAACCTCGGCTTATTATTCTCTGCTAATACTGGCATACCGTAAAATACTAACGCCATTAAAACATCTTCAAAAAATATCTCAGCTGTTTGCGGCCTGGCAACATATTCTAAAAAGAACTGGCTAGGCGGCGCATCTTCCATGCTAAACTTTGTTAAACCATGCAAAGCACCTTTTGATCCTTTTCCATCAACAGTTCCTGATATATCATAACTATCACATCCAAAAGCGCCCATGTGTTTATTTCCAGGATATTTTATACCGTTTTTTACAAGTATATTATTTTGTAAGTTAACTGATGGTATCCATGACACTCTAAATCTTCCCTTAGGATCAGGATAAAATATTACACCAGTGTCTTTAATACCGTTTATCCATTGAAAATTACCAATTGATATACCTTGATTTGTTTCTTCATTATAATCTATTTGCTCATAAAGCTTTACTAGATTAAATATACTATTTTTAGTTTCATCTCTAAACGCGTGTTCTTCAGTTCTTGGAAACTGACGATAAAACTCATTTAAGCCATCTTGGTCGTTTTTAAGGCCTTCAGCTTCGTTTTGCCAGTGCTCAATAACACCCGTGTCAATAACATCGCCATGTGGACCAATTGCCTCTTTCTCTGGATTTTCAAAAACAGGTATTCCATATTCATCAATGAAACCTTCATAATTCCACTCCATTGGTATAAAGAAAGAATAAAGACCCGAATTAGTTTGGCCATTTCTATTTCGTTTGGTAACATCTGAGTTATAGTATAGTTTTTTAAAATTATCACCTCCTTTGTCCAAGGCATTACAAGTTGAACCCATCATACATTTACCTATAATTCTGCTACCTAATCGCAATGTGGTTTTAGTTACTCTCCAGTTGTTTAATATATTATCTGGTCTTTCCCATTTACCACTCTCATCGTGTACTAGTAACTTTAATTTTTCCCCGTCATACGAATTATCACCTGTATTTTTCCAGTCAATAGTTGTATCGAGCCCGGTGAGTTCTTCAGGTTGATCTTCGGAACTTGCGGTAAGTTTTCTTCTAGTGAGTTTTGAAGCAGGTACTCTATAAGCCAACTCTGTTTTGGGTCTGTCCATCCCATCTTGGATCGGTTTAAAGAAGAAAGGATAGTTGACCGAAATTGGGACAACTTTATCCGTGAACATTTTTTTCGCATCGGCACCAGATTTGGACAGTATCCCGTAACGTGCATCGGAAGATATTGTGGCAAGGTTAACTGTTTCCCCCGACGCCATAAAAGAAAAGCCTGAGCGTCTGTTTTTGAGATAGCACATGCCGTAACTTCTGACATCCGCTTTACATGCCTCCCAAAAAATAAAGAATAATCTATTGGCTTCTCTAAAGTCAGGGTGTCCGACATCAATCTTTGACCATTGGAGGTACATGTAATGAGTACCAGTGATATAAGTAGGAATACCTTTGTTATAATACCAGAACCCTTGTTCTCTTTTTGTAAACTCTCCTTCAATATAGTCAATATATTTATTTTTAAAATCATCAGGATAATCCCTCCAATCAAATATTGTTTTTATCCTGTTAAGCTCTTTTGGGTATGGTGTTACCTCCCATTTATTGCTTTTGAATTTTGTAATTTCTTTAGGTTGTTTTGGTAAACCTATTTTAAGGTTTTGTATTTCTATAATATCACCGATTTGACCTGTCTTACTTATAACTACAATATCATTTTCTTTATTGTAACCATATTTCCATTTTTTACCTTTATTAAGCCTCTTAATTGTATTTATTCTAACTGGCTCAACAACTTTATATAATGTTTGTTCGTACATTATTTAGATCTTTTCTCTGCAAAACCACCAAACGCTTTTGGCACACTTTCTTCTTTTACTTTACCATCCAGCATTGCTTTTTCTTCTTCAATACGGTTAAGTATTTCGAAAGCATCAAATATAGCTAGTTTTTTTGTAGCTGCTGCATTTTTTAACCTATCCGCGGAAACATCATCGTCACTATCAACTATTTTTTCTTTTGCAACTTTTATTAATTCATCAACCGCTCTATACCCAGCTTGGATTATATTCTTCTTCTTGTCCTTGGTATTCATATTTAATTGTAATAAATTGTGTTAACATCCTATATAACCTTTCTTTACCTATAACAAACTCATATGGTGTCATTGGCATAAAGCCTACTAAACTACCAACAGGTGGTAGGTTTTTATTACCGTATTTTAAAATACCAACTAATGGTTGTTCTTTTTCAATACTAAAATCATCATAAGATTTTATTGGCTTTATAAAACAATATTCATCAGGTGCTTGCCAAATATCATCTCTTTTAAATAGAAATATTTGATCTTGTCTAATAGCGTATGTTGTTTCGTTAATATAACTTCTACTATTACGCTCTACACCGTTCATATCGTGCCAACGTCTAAAAACGTTATGATGCACAATAACGGTATCCCCTGGTTTAATATTTGTTTTAACCAAACTTGGTGTTGATATTACTTTTGCTTTTCTATTGATATATTGGTGATTAAAAACTTCTGTATTAAGAATTAATTCTTTATCATCAACTTTTTTAGTATTGTTATATCTTTCACCTATTGGTTGTATTATAAAGTCATATAAACTTTTCATTAGTATTCTAGGTTATACTCTACAGATACAGCCATATTTTTGTTAAAATCTTTCCAAGGTATAACATTGTTATCCTTTTTGATATAAACACTAAACTTGTCTGTCTCCTCAATTATATCACAAATGACGTGCCCTCCGTAGACCTCTTGGCCTACAGAGTAATGCATTGCGTCATTTTTATAATCTTTGCCTATACTAATTTTCCTTATTAGCTTCATCTCCCACGTTTTCTTCAGGAAGTGGCGCAATAGATCCGTCTTGTATATTAATACTTACTTTTCCGTACTCCTCTTCTAGTTTACCTTGAAACTCAGTTAACTCAGTTTGCATTTTTACTACAGCGTGTAGTAAGTTATGTTTTTGAGATTCTAAGCCACCAAGTTGTAATTGTGCTTG